CAGATACGAGATTACATTGTCGACAACAAGACCAAATCTGAGATGCAACCACTCAGTTTAACCTGCCCTAGTTGCAATAACGAATACCAGCAGACTGTGACCTTGGACATGTCCAGTTTTTTCGAGCCCGCCTCCTGATCTCGACCCATGATCAAATTGTCAAGATGGTTGACGACATGGATAAAGAAATTAGCGACATCAGAAAAGAGGCGTTAAAAATGGCTTGGTACATGCGTGGTGGTCTCAGCTACGAACATGCCTTGCAACTCAGTGTACAGGAACGAGCCCTGATCAGTGGGTTGATCAATGAAAACCTAGAAACAACTAAAAAGTCAGGTTTACCGTTTTTCTAAAATGAATCTAAAAGACCATATTCCTGTATTGCCAAACTGGCCCAAACCCGGCGTTGACTTCTTAGACATCGGCGGGATTATCAATAACCCGCAGGTGTTTGGGTATTGTGTTGGGCAACTAGTTAAATGTGTTGCCGACCATGACATTACCAGTATTGTTGCTGTTGATAGTCGTGGGTTTTTATTTGCCGGCGCAGTTGGTGTGCAATCGTATACTCCGGTGGTCCTTGCTAGAAAGAAAGGCAAACTACCCGGTTTATGCTACAGCTATAACTACAATACTGAATACAGCCAGGATATTATAGAACTGCAAGCCACCGCCAATTTAGGCCCCCGTCCGCTAATCATTGACGATTTATTAGCCACCGGTGGTACTATTTTAGCTGTGAATCAGTTGATACGACAGAGTTTTTTAGTCGATGCAGTGTCGGCTGCTGTAGTAATCAATTTAAAATTCCTGCCAGGTGAGCAACGATTGTCTGACCATGCAATACTGTTAAAATCAATTGTCGACTATGAATGATATTATTTTTATAGCCTTGCCCGAAGAAGCACCGCAACTTAAGAATTGTAAAAATGTTGTTTTTACAGGAATTGGCAAGGTTAACGCAGCATCTGTTGCAGCCGAGGCAATTGAACGATATCAACCTGCACGAGTTTTTAACTTTGGTACTGCTGGAGGAATTACTGTTGCTCACGGTCTACATCAAGTAGGGAAATTTGTTCAACGTGATATGCAGTGTTTTAAATTAGGTGCGCGGCCTGGGGAAACACCCTTTGAATCAACTGGTGTAGTACTTGCTCTGGCCGAAGGATTAACTTGCAGTACCGGCGATAATTTTGTCACTGATCCTAATTTAGAAATACCGGCAGATTTGGTAGACATGGAAGCCTATGCTATTGCAAAGATTTGTTTACGAAAGGGCATCAAATTCTACTGCTACAAGTATGTGAGTGATAGTGCCAACGAAACAGCCTATCAAGATTGGGGATCAATGATTTCAAGTGGACAATCACATTATATCAATAAACTGAAAGAATTTGGAACGCTGTTTGATCTCTAACGAGATCAGTTCTTTTCGTTACACTCAAGAACTTTTTGTCTTTCGCATTATCCAGATTAATTGGTCACAATTCACCGTATGCACGGTGAATTGACTGGTACACATTATCCGAGTAGCATAGTCATTTGTTATAAAGAGATTCGTTTGCACGACGGAGGCGGTTGACCGGTACCCCCTACTCTAGCTTCACATATCAACGGAACCCTAGTAACCCGATAACAAATCCAAGTCCTACAAGCATGAGTTGTATCTTTTTCTACAGAGCTCAAATCCTTTGTTGCCTTAAGTTAGCAATTGCCTTTGACGCCCAAAGTTTTCTAGACCGGGTATTGCACCGTTCTTCGATGGGGCTGGACCAAACATCCAGCACAGAGTCGGTTGAGTTGCCTGTCTAAATTTTGTGTTTGATGTGACTACCGTGTATACGGCAAACAATTTGCCCATTATAGTAGTCGTCTGACTCTAGTACTCTATGATTAAATTGTTCTCTAGCTTCGATGTAACTGCATTCCGCTTTTGATCGGCAATAAAATAATATTTCTCTTGTGAAGTTGTCTGAGCCTAGCTCTTGGATGTCTTGGTTGAGTTGATTGTTGCTGCCATAGTATAGTTGCCAGTCTGAATCTATTTTGCTTTTGATTCGTTTACGTTTTTTGTTGCCGTTCTTTAATTTCACCACTCGGTATGTTGTCTTACTAAATTTTGCTAATTTTTTTCCAATGTATTTCCGGCCGGTTAAGTTATTTGTGATCAAATAAACAAAGCCGACGCAGTCCTCGGGTAGTTCTTGAATTTGAGTGTTTTCGTACAGCCATACCATGGACTAGTAGTTATCATAAAAGTCTTGTTTCAAAATATTTTGATATTTCTGGGTTGTTAAACCATCCCCAGGATTGTATTACATTGTATAATTTTGTTGTTTTTTCGGGATCGGCTGCTTGCTGTAGCCAATACATAGCAACTTGTATTTCAGAATCAATATGTTGTTTAAACCAAGTTGGATCTCTAGGATTACTGTCGGCTGGAGCAGGTCCACTGAACATCCACTGTTGATACTTGGCCAACAAGCGGTTCTTGACATCTTGTGGAAGTTGGCGTATCTGCAGGTGTTCGGGACGTGCCAATATATTGGTCATTACGTCAACACGACGATCCACACACCACAGGTATAGATCATATAAGGTATGCACGCTCAACGCACTAGGCACAGGTCGCACAGTAACATACACATGGCTTTCTTTGCGATATTTTAAATAAAGATCAATGTTGTCTAAAACTTTGTCGGTTTTGGTGCCCTTACGTATATGGTCGTTTAACACGCCCATACACTCGATACTAATGCCAATGTCAACATGCCTGAAAGCATTTAATTTTTCAATCAAATTAATATCCACAACACTGCCATTGGTAGTAAACCCCAAGTAAATGTCTGTGCGGCCTGCAACCAATAATTTATCAATCAGCTCTTCAAATCGAGGATTCATGTAAGGCTCGCCGCCGATCAAGTGTACAAATTGTAAATTTTCTGTTTCACAAATATAATCAGTGATATGATTCCACGCTGATTCATCCTCGGTCCAATTTAATTTAGCAGGACCAGAATAAGTTCCGTTTTTTAATCCTTCTACTGCTAGCTGAGTGCTAGCCCACGGGCCACACATTTTACAAGCATAATTACACTCGTTGCCTAGGCTTAGGTGATAACTGACCGGCCTTAGTATATCCGTTAGGCCTTGGTTAGCTCTTGAAAATTCAAAGTGTGCAAGATCTGGACTAGCCCGATATGTAAGTTCAAACGCATTGTCATCTATTTTGCTTTTTAGATTTTCCTTGACACGCTTGCTAGACGAACCAGAAATTTCTTCGTTATAACACATTTGACATCTAGGCTCGTGAACTCCGTTGAGCTTGCTCAATCTAACACGGTTTTGATATTCTCCGTTGATCCAATCCTCTAATCGCATGTTATGAACGTTGTGCTTTTCTATAAAGCCTGCGGCAAATGGCATTCGCCCTGGGTTGGGTTGTGCTCCGCAGGTATGATAGGTCCCATCGGCATTGATATGCACTTCAAACCACGGAACCATACAAAATATTTTACTATTGATCATTTTTACACTTTAATTTACAAATCTCTAACGGATTGTGATCAAAACTATCCACTAATTTTTGCCATAATTCAGTATCGTTAATAATTTCAAAAAACGATCGATTATGTATTGACAGTCGATCGCGATATTCTTTTATAAAATTGTTATTTTGATAACCATTATTAAACCACGGGCACGGTTGCACTATGCCATCGATACCAATAAATAAATCTTTTTCATAATTTAAGCATTTGGCCCAGCTGTGTGGTTGAGCAGGAACTATTGAAGCAATTGGCATGTACTTATTGGGATTCAATATTTCTACTGTAGTTTCATAAATTAAAGTGTCGGCCACCAACTCGTTGCCAGGTTTTAATAAATCAATTCCGTCAGTCAAATATCTTCCATTAAATTTTGAACTCTTGACCTTTTTAAATCGGTTGCAACCTAATGATTTGGCCATGCTTCGCATGATATCAATGCTATCCTGATTAAACGCAAAATAGATAGCCGACCATTGTATAGTACAATCGCTTGATGCTCTTAGCGTTTTAATACCAAGAACAATACTGTCAAAATTGCTGTTAACTCGATACTGATTGTTAGATTTGTCATCCCACCCATCAATACTAAAGGTAACTTGATCGTTGTAATTTAACATGTTGCCCAACCTTTGCCACCAATCGGCTTTTTTATAACTACCGTTGGTGACAATTCTTATGCGAGTTAGGCTATTTTGTTTGATATAGTCTACGATTTCTAAAAACTCTGTGGCGTAGATAGGATCTCCAATATCGCCACAAAATATAAAATGTTCAATTTGTTTCAACACTTCTATAGGAAACCCTGATTGAAAATCAGCTAATGTTAATTCCTGATTTAAATGATCTAAATTCAATTCAGTTCGCGGACATCGCGGACATTTTAATACACACTTGCTACTAAGTTCAACATGGACTGTGCGATAGTTAAGCAATTTCTACATCCGTATTGTAAGAAGTAAAGCCGTTTTCTTTGATAACCTTGAGTATGTTTTCTACACGTCCGGTCAGTTCGTCTCTATGACTGACCAACCAAATGCTCTTGTGACGCTCGCGACTCATGTGTTTTAACAGGGCCAGGGCCGACTCCACGCCTGCGGTATCAAGACCATTGTCGATCATCTCGTCAATGAATAGCAAGTTGATGGGCTGATACAAACTCTCAAACACATCACGGAAGGCCCAGCTCATGCTAAGAATCAACCTGTTTCGTTCACCACGACTCAAATTATCAAAGTCCAGTTCACGGCCCAGCTCTTCAATTGATACAGTAAGATCGTTTTGGAATACCACAGTGTGTGGCAAGCCCACTCGATCCAGGTAATGTGTCAGTCTAGTATTGAGATAGCTGAGATTCTGTTCAATGATCTTCTTACGAATAAAGCTATCCTTGCTGGTCAGCAACTTGAGCAAGAAATCTTGGTGTTCTTGTAGTCGGGTAAGTTCGTTAAGTGTGTCATAGGTGACCTCTTGTAAGGCCTGAGCATTCATTTCGTCGATTTGTTCGGTATAAGGATCAGTCTCTGATGCCTTGCTGGCAATTTGCTGTTCCAGATTGGTCACTGTAGCTTGATGTTGTATAGCATCCGACTCCTTGTCGTAAAACATCTTGGGTGGTCGACCTAACGAGCCCAGGGCTTCGTGGGCAGTCTCCAGTTCTGATAAGAAGGTGCCATGCTCTGCGCAGCTCGCTCGCGCCGCTTCCAAATCACTCTGCTTACCCGCCAACACCTGTTGGTGCTTACTATCGTGGAAGGCCTGACCACATGTATGACACTCATGGGCTTGGAGCGTCTCAATTTCTTTTGCCAATTTGGCAACCATTTTTTCTTCACGGCTGATATCCAATTTCGTGCGTGAGATCTGGCTGGATAACTCGTTGATGTCCTTTCGCTTTTGATCCCAATCCTTGTGATCTTTGTGAGCCTGGATCTCCGCTTCGATGTTAATTTCTTGTAGCGCAGATAAGGCTTTCTCAAGTTCTTTGATATCTTCGTCATGTTTAGTGACCCATAATGTTTGTCTACGTTTTAAGGCTTCAATTTGCTCTTCGATACGTTTATTAGCTTCTTGAACAGCACGAATACGAAACTCTTCCTGCTGTATGGCATCCTTGGTTTCTTTGTTGAGCTCTTTGATACGATCAGCACGTTCACTCAGCTGTGTAATACCCAACAGTTGTTCAATAATAGTTCTTTGGTCATTGGCCTTTAGGCTCAAGAATGGTTCTGTATAGGTATTGAGTGCCATGATGTGCTTGAACATGTCATGACTTAGACCCAAGGTAGACTCAATAGCATCTTGTGTTTCTCTGCTGTCACCCTGCGCTTCGTCAGTGATGACTTTTTCTTCGTTGTTCACATAAAATTTCAACACATTAGGCTTGCGACCACGCTCAATCTTGAAGTCTTGTGCGCCCGAAGCGAACTCCAGACTGACCATCATGCCTTTGCCGTTGGTCTTGTTGACCAAGTTGTCTTTTCTGATGTTGCTCAAAGCCTGCCCGTACAAGGCATAGC